TTAGCGCTGGCTACACTTTAGATCGATCGCGCCCATGGTGAGTTTCGAGGGCGAACCTCCAGCACGCGCGACCTCCTCGTCCACGCACCGCTGTCTCGGGGTGCGGGTATCCTTTGGCTGCTGGGGCACGACGTAGACCGTACCGTAGCTCGGGACTTCGACAACTCGGGGTAGCGTGTCGGCCTGCTGGGTGACCGCTGTAGGCGGTGTTGCGGAGGACTGGACCGCGAGCGCCGGGGCGGCAAAGACCGAAAGCGCTACCGTTACCGCAGCGAGTGCAAGTGAACCTCTGCGCATCATGGCAGCCGGTATAGCCCAAAGCAGGGATGGTCGCCAGTGAGGTCGACGCGCCACCAGGGCGGTGCATTTGCTTATCGGGCCGGGGATCTCGTACAGCCTAGCCACAACGCCTATGCCCCGCCCCACACTCCTAGCCCGCTTCTGGAACTACCGCACCCGCAGCCTGTGGGTTTGGGTGCCGCTATGGGCGTTCGCGATCCTGCTGTTGGGTGGGTTTCTGATCTAGGCCTAAGCCCTCCGCCCCCGCCCATCAACGCCCACCCGAGCGGGTCACGGTTGGTGCTGGCGACCATCTAGGAGCCTACATGCGAGCCGGCGGTGATCACGACCGTGGCGTCCGTGTCGACGGCGCGTGGCAGGCCGGCTGCGAGGATCAGCAGGCGGACATCGCGGTCGGCGTATGCAGCCTCCGTCCGCATCGACTCGGTCACGACGTCGATCTGCAAGTGGCAGTCGAACGGGACCGGCTCGCCCGGCTCTACGATGCTGCCGCCGTCGTCGTAGACCGCCTCACCGGGCGAGCGCAGGACGCCCGGGTGGAAGGGGCCACCCACGGCGCCCGACACCGCAAGGGCGACCTCGGCAAAGGCTGCGTCTAGCATCCGCAGGAGATCCCAAGCGTCCCGACCAACGCCGGCCCGCTGCGGTTGCGCCGCAGATACGCCAGGAACTCCGCGCCATAAGGCGTCGCGCCATACCCGCCCGCCGCGCGCGCCTTAACCGCCCCCGCGTCGAAACTCACCGACATGCCAGCCGACTTGAAGTCGGTCACTGCCGCCGCAGCAACCGCGCTAATCGCGCCGCCGCTGTTCGCCGAGCTCTTCGCCAGGTTGTGGGCCGTCAGCGTGAGATCGCATCAGTCCACCTCGTCCCAGCTATTGGTGACCGGGGCGTGGTGAGCGAGCCAGTATTCCACGCTTGCGTCATCCACCGCGGCAAACTCGGGGTGGCGCATGCGGAAATCGGCGGCAGTGGGGAGGGTGTAGGGCATGGCTCGCGCGCGATGCCTATTGGGCGAGCGTCCGGTTGCTGCCGTGAGGAGCGCAATGGAATACGCAGCAACCCCTTACTCCTTCGATAGATGCTGGGCCCCCGATACTTCCGAGAGGACCGCCTTCATGGCCCGAAGCGCATAGGCATTCGATAGCTGCCGATGAACGCGCTTGGCTCGTGAATCTGACGCGTGATCCGCCTGCGCCTGTTCTTGGCGAGATCGTCCTGCGTCATAGATGAGATCGAAGTCGAACATGGTGTTGCACCTGTCAGCCTTGTATCGACAGAACTGATGAACAAGGAAAATGGCCTCAGCGCAATTCCTTGTTAACCATCATTGTACGTGGGCAAGTGCTTAGTTGGGGGGCAGGGCTCCACAGCTTTTGGACCGCTGCTGCCGATCGATAAACATCTGAACGATGGTCTGCTTACGATTAGCGCCGCAGCAGCGGTGCATGACCGACAAGGGGCGATGGCTGCCATTGCCATTCTCTCAGAAGCCCGGACATACGCGACGCTTCGCAGTCAGGATCTCTGTGAAAGCCTGGCTCAGAGGCAGCGGTCCTCAAAACGGCGCTTACGAGCAGCACCTCGAACAATCAGGGAAGCAGAGAACGTGCCTTCCATATTGTGTTGGGTTTTGTATTGGGGGGGTAGGGATCGCGAACCAAGGCAAATAAGGAATATCATGATCAACGATACTGAAGATCAGCAGGCGCTGGTTTCATTAACCGCCGATATTGTCGCAGCGCACGTCAGCAATAACAGCGTTTCAGTTTCGGATATTCCGACCCTGATACAGAACGTGCACGCTGCCCTCAGCGGGTTGGACAAGCCTGCCGAAGCCGAACCTGTGAAGCAGGAGCCTGCCGTCTCCATCCGTAGTTCTGTCAAACCCGACTACATCGTCTGCCTTGAGGATGGTAAGAAGCTGAAGATGCTGAAGCGGCACCTCATGACGCATTACCAGCTTACCCCTGAGCAGTACCGGGCCAAGTGGAACCTGCCCGCCGACTACCCCATGGTCGCGCCCAATTACGGTGAGCAGCGCCGTGAGCTGGCTAGGAAGATTGGCTTAGGCCGAAAGCCAGGTTCCAAGAGCAAGCTGACGATCAGCGCTAAGTGAGCAATGAAACCGCGGCGTGCTGTAGAGCGCCGCGGTTTACTCGGTAGGAGGACCGCTCCGTCCGCGTAGTTGATATCTCCCGTTGAGCAGGCTCATCAATCGCTTCACTCAAGTAGGTTGGACCGAGTCCAGTCGGGGGTGGCGACCCCGCAACCCCATGCGCGGGTAGGCACGGGCTTGTCCCCGAGCCGCGGCGGGAAGGGCCACCCCAAGAGCGCCTGCGCGGTGACAGAGCATCGCCGACCTGGCATGCAGCTGATCTGAGTTGGTGCAAGCAGCCCAGCATCGCTTTCCCAGGATTACAGCGTCGCCTTTCCACGGAGCTTCAATCGTTCGAAGTTCCAATTTCGGCGGCATCGCCTGACGACGCTCGCTATCATGCCCTCCCGCCCGAGCTCCGGCGACGGCGTCGAGGCGGCCGCGCTCGCCATAGAGTTGCTGGCCACCTAGCGCGGGGCAAGGTAGCAGACTAGCATCACGAGCATGAGCAGCCCGAACATTCCTACGAAAAACGGTCAACCTACTCATGCTGCACAGAGTACGAGCACGGGCTTGGCAAGGACTTAACGGGGGACCTGCTGGGTCCCTTTGCCGATCACAATGGTCGAGATCGGGACTGCTGTCCTTAATCCCGAAGCTGAACCAGCGTCTGCTACTGGGAGAGGTCAACGCGAGGCTGAAGGGCGGACTTCGGGGCGCCCCTTGCCACCCGCGAGGGCCGCTACCGATTGCAGATAGTGTAGGGTCTTGATGGGGGAGGGCAGGCCGTCCGCCCCCGGCTCAGTAAGGGGCAATCGGGTAGAACCTAGAGTGTTGGTTGAACAGCTTTGTCAAGCGACAGATCCGTTTGTCGCAGCGGAAGCACTCCTGGTCGAAATCGAGGAAAAGTCCCGCGAAATGCCAATGCAGCCTACTCTGAAAGCGGCTCGCTACGTGGTATTTGAGCTCCTCTCATCTAAGAATGTTGTTGCGAAGCAATGATATAGGCGCAGCCTAGCAATCTTGTCTCCCCGACCAACTCCCGAAAACCGCTACTTATCAGTGACTTAGCCGGAACTGTCATGCCCATTGTTGACAGGAAAGTTGACAGTCATCCGGCGCGTACCTTCACGGTATCGACGTTGTTCCTTGGTATGCTCCCTGGATGGGCGGCAGCAAGTCACCTAGCCGGACGTAGAGTGAGTCCACACACCGGCTAAGCCTCGCGGTGCGGTACACCCGCTTTCGAAGGCTCTTGAGCGTGTGCTGCTCAGTTCGAAACTTAATGAACTCGCCCGCTGCACTGTAGTCTTCCAGCTTGATGCTGGCGTCGTCACCCGGCCCGGTGAGCACCTGCATACGTCCGTGGGCAAGTATGTCGCGCAAGGCCAGGCCGCCGCTGAACCGTCGAATGATCCCGAGGATCAGGCTCCGATATTGGGTTAGCGGACCTTCTGTGTCGCAAACGTTTTCGAGAAACCTGAGGCGGTCAGGTCTCCGTGTTGGGAAGCTCCCGCGTATCCCCACATACGCTCCATGCTTTGATGCGCGGATCGCTAGTTCCGTGAGTATTGTTTCTATCGTCCCCATCGCGGCGACGAAGGCACCTCGAAGCTGCATCACCTCCGTAAGCGTGTGGTCCAATGCCCAGGGATTGATCTCGACGCGCAGAGGCGAAGTTCGGTTTAGCATTCCGTGGTCCTTGTGTTGTTCCACACACGTTTTCGTGACGTAGAACAACACAAACGATTTGGCATAGTCCCCTTACCACCGCACGAATCACCGGCGGGGGGAACTCATTCGAATGCAGCAGGTAAACTTGACCACCGCCGACGTTCAGGTGCTTGAACAGCTGGCGTATACGCTTCTACTTGCCGGCATGGATCGGGCGGCTGATGCGATCTACTCGCTAACGGCTTCACCATCAGACCTAACGCGGGAACACGCCCCAGCGCTCAGGCTGGTATCTTCCAATCCATAAGGCTTTCTGGATCTCAACGGATGAAGCGCCCGCCCATTGATAAGGATCGGCGGGCGCGTCTTTCTTAATGGAGCGCGCGCCCATTTATGATATACTCTGCGTCAACTAGGAGATTGAGTTGACTACCGGTTCAGTTCTCGACGTATCCACACCGGAGAAGTTTTTAGCCGCGCTTTGGGACGCTCAGTACGGACCAGTTTATCCAGCCAACCGAATTGCTGATTTCTGGCAGCGGGACTTGGTCCTAGCTAATACATACCTACCGCTAATCCTCACACGGCGACAGCCTCATGATGTGAACGCGCTCGCCGCCTTCATCGCCGGTGTGACCCTAGGAAAGGGCTGGTCGGGTGTGGGCGATCAACGCCACGCGCCGCGAGCTTGGTACCATCTGTTCTTCGATCTTTATGCGCAAGGGCTGATCAGTGAGGCGGCATGGGGCTATGCCGCGCGTAGTCTTTATGTGGGTAGCTCGGTTGGCGCCGGCGATGAACTCCCTGGACTTCGCGCTGTAAAGCCTGAACATCTCATGTCGGCGCGCGACTATGGGATTTGGTGCCGAAGGCCGCCGACGGTCACGGCCTATCGAGGGACGTATGCAAGCGAGTTCGACGCTACCTGGCACGGTATCAGTTGGACGCTCGACCCTGACTATGCCGCGTCTTACGGCAGGACTCGCACCTTAGAACGTTATGATGCGGGCGACCGCACAGGATGGGCGCGGCTTGTCGAAGCGAGCATCCCACGGAGGGCAGTCTTAGCCTTCGTGAGCTATGGTGACTATCATGAGCTGCTAGTCGATCATGAACTGCTCAGCGCTTCCGATGTGCGCGAAGTAGCGCCGCTCGCCGCAGATCAAGTCTCTAAGGTTAGAGCACGCATGATCACATCGGCGATGAACACGCGCCCTGAGCGCGAGGCTAAGGGGTTGGCCGGCCCACTTGACTGCTGACGTTATCGCGTTTGTCCCACGCTCGCCATCTGGTGTTCGGCCCTAGACTTGCAAAGATAGCGTTCAATATCCCCGGCTGAGGCGCTCTGCTGCGATGGCTGCCTTACAGGATTGATCGTATCCAACGATGCTTGCGCACGGCGCATATGGATCGTTCCGATCATGCTTGAGCATGTAGTTGTAGCCAAGCACACCAAACACAAAAAGCACCAGGAGGATTACTAGCGTTTGGTCCCGTCGACTCATATCGGGTCGCGGGTCCCTGTCCTTGGCGTTATCGTCTTTATTCATTATGATCCCCTTTGCAGCACATTAGTCATGACGCCATCAGATGATCAAGGATGTAGAAAACAGCTAACCTAGAGCGCAGTTCTATTTGGGAGAGTGAGGCGCTTTATAGGGGGTTGACACGAAATTGAGGTGCACCCCTCTTGACACGTCATCAAGTGGGCCGATTCGTTCTTGTTCAAGCGGTGTGTGATTCGGCACAACTCGCGTGCAGACCTTCGGAGTCTCTGGCAGCGTTCAGGCGGTATTGCGCAAGTCCCACGATCTTGGTTGGTGCGGCAACGCGTGCGCTAGTTGGCTGGTGCGCTTGGCTGCTGCTTGCATGGCCGGGTGGTGGTCTCCGGCGTTAGATGCAAGCCGCAGTGAACTGACGCGACGGTGCTTGTCGGACGGCAGAGCGCACCACACTAGGCGGCTGATTGCTGGCAGCGAGTAGCGATGCTCTTTAGGGTTGCACCGCGCGGCATCGCGCATCGCGCATGCGCGAAAGCTTCTCAGAGGTTAGTTCGCTTTGCGGACGAACTCGAATGAACTTTCGGTTCGTGAACTCTTGTCACTCCATCCCCCCCTGGGGAGGGAGGGGGTAGGTAGGGGTACCCCCTATGCCTGCTTCGCTACCCGCTGGATTGCGGCGCGGCTGACACCATACCGGGCTGCCAACACACCGAGTGAGACGCCTTCCTTGCGGCTGGCAAGCACCTGTTGCTTCTGCTCAGCAGTGAGGGCGGAAGGACGCCCAAGCGCCTTACCCTCTGCTTTGGCACGTGAGAGGCCGGCCTGCGTCCGTTCAATGAGCAAGTCTCGCTCAAACTCCGCGACCGCCGACAGCACGCCCATCGTCATCTTCCCGGCTGCGCTCGTTAGGTCGACACCGCCAAGGGCGAGGCAGTGCACCCGTACACCTTGTGCCGCCAACGCCTCCACGGTGGCTCGCACATCCATGGCATTGCGCCCCAGGCGGTCCAGCTTCGTCACGATCAGGACGTCACCATCCTCAAGTCGATCCACTAGCTTGGCAAAGCCCTTACGCTCCATTGCTGCCACAGAACCTGAGACAGTCTCGGTGATGACGCGCTTAGGTTCGACCTGAAAACCAGCCGCGTCGATCTCCCGAACCTGGTTGTCGGTGGTCTGATCAGCGGTGCTGACGCGGCAGTAGGCGAAGGTGCGGGCCATGCGAACGACTCCTGTATCGAAAGCGTGGCTCGTAAGTAGCATCGTATCGGAACTATCGTCAACCTATATTCCGATACATGTCGGGTAAGTGGCACGTAATCGGTCGTTTCCGATACAGGCGCGGCACGTCTCTGGAACGATGCGTACCTCGCGCGTTGATGGAAGAAGCGCACTGTCGACTGAACGGCAAGGGCGGAGCAAGGTACGCACCGGTGCGGAGCGTTAGGTGCAAGGCGCCTTGGTTCCATTTCGCTGAAAAGGCGATAGCATGACCCGCAAAGGGGAGGTGCTAATCAAATGCTGTTGTCCGCCGCACTGGGCTTGAACGCCAGTCAGCCGATGCTCGATTTTGTCGACATCGACCTATTCATGGACTTCCCGCTTTACATCGATCCCATCGGCTTCGTGAACCCGATCGATCGATTTGCTCAGGAGTGCCAGGACGACATCCGTGATTTCTTCCAGGCTGTACTCCAAGCCATCATCGATGGCGACATCGACCGTGGCGAGGCGCTGTTGGCCGCGCTGCAAGAGCCGAATGAAACTCATCTTGGCATCTCGCAAGGCGAACCTCGGGGTCGGGGCATCGGAGCGATCCAAGCTCAACAGCTTGTCGAGAACCTTCGGAACAGTCCCGCGGCACGCACAGGGCTACTTACCGATCTTACCGATTGTGCACTGTTCATCGATGGCATCGGCGCCGACAAGGTGTCCGACATCACCACCAACATTATACGTCGCCACCTCATTGAATACACCCAACAGCAATTCGAGCTGTTGAGCATTCCAATTGACGGCAATCTACCAACCGGGCGCCTGTGGGTTCGTGGTGAGAGCCGATGGGAAATTGACCGGTATGATCGGCTTCCGCTCGTGGAAGGTAAGAGGGTGCTACTGGTGCCTAAGCGCTATGTCCGGTGGAAAGGCGGCATGCAGCAGCTCGCGATGCAATACTATACTCATTTTGTCACTAACTTCATTCGAGATGAACAGCTGCGAACAGGAGGCCATCTCGTGAAGGTGGTGAAGACAAAGCGCAGCGAAACACGGAAGGTTTTCAAGAAGGACATCCAGGCGGACATGCCGCCCACCAAGGAGAACCTCGCGCGTTTCTCTGTAGAGAACCCGAGGGTTTACCAGGACTTCAAAGCCGCCGTGACCCGGCGCGGTTCGCTAGGTTTACGGCGGCTGATGGAGCTTGATGGAGAGCCGTTTGTAGAGCGCGTGTTCAACCAGGAACTCGCTCGGGTGCTGCAAGCGATTCCGCCAGGCAGGCGGGATGCCACGGCCTACCACCACACTGTCGCAGGGCTGATCACCTACTTGTTCTATCCGAACTTAATTACCCCCGCTCTAGAGGTGGACATCAATCAAGGAAGGAAGCGGATCGATATTTCGTTTGCCAATGCGGCGGAACGGGGTTTTTTCGCAGAACAGCGCCGAGACCCTTTCCTTTTAGCACGTGAGGTAATGGTCGAGTGCAAGAACTACACGGAGGATTTGGCGAACAACGAGATCGACCAAATGATCGGCCGCTTCGACCCTCGTCGTGGACGGCTAGGCATTATCTGTTGTCGCGCAGTTGAGAACGAGGACAGGCTGCTAGAGCGATGCCGGGATGCATTCAGAGCGCAACAGGGTGCGATACTTGTTTTCACCGATAGCGATTTCGATAATTTGCTTCAGCAGCATGACATAGGGCGCGTGCAAGCACTAGACGTGTTGTGCCGGCGTAAGTTTCGCGACTTGTTGCAATAACTATGCAGGTTGTGAGTTCGCCTCGATCAGCGCCGCGCCGAAATCATCCGCGCCGGCACGATCCCGCTTTGTGATGTCGCGGCTCTTCTGCGCCATGCCCAGCTTGATCAGGAGTTGCCCCAGCATGGCAACGTTGCGCCGGTGGTTCTCCTGATCAACTGACTTGCCTTCCAGGATGTCTGCGGTCGCTTGTTCACACAGCATGGCGATGGTTGCGGCGTTCATGAGCAACAGGCGCTCCGAAGCGGTCGGGCTGCGGCCTAGCTGTTCCGTTAGGTCGGTTGCGATCGATCGGAAGCGCTTGGCCTCCATCGTTCGACCATCAACCTTCCTGCCGGCGATAGCGAGTTCGAAGGTCGGCTGATCAATGGACACTGTTGCCTCCATCGGCAGTGACGTACCCAAGTGCGACAATCGCTTCCTGGATCTTGTTTCGGGTGGTCTGTCCCACCTTAGGGGAGCCATTGAGGAATCGACCTACGCTCGTAGAAGAGACGCCCGCATAGCCGGCCACGTCCGCAATGCTGACGGCCGTCTTAGGCTTACGGACGCTAGGTCCCCGACGCTGCTTGATGATCAAGCTCGGATCGCTGCTCACCCTGTCCAGATAATTGAGCACTCCAGCGCGGACCTTCTCAGGCTCCAGGCCAGCTAGGGAGCAAACCGCCTGGAAATCCTCACCGGCTTCCTTGAACCAAGCGGCGGCATAGGCTCGGGTTTGTGCTGCCTTGGCTCCACGCTCCCCGGCACGCTCGGCACCGCGTGCTTCCTCAACAGCGTTCAGGATTACACCGAGGAACAAGCGCTGCTCCGGCGGGATACCGGTCGCGGCGATTTCCGCATGATCAAGTAGGCTGCTCATGCCGCACGCCTCAGGGTCGCCTTGCACCGGCACCCATGTTCCAGGGGTGGCAGGAAGCACGGCCCCAGGGGTGTGGCGAATGGCTGGTTGAGAGGCACGCCGGTTAGGTTCATTCCAGGCACCTGAGCATGGGCAATGCGCACCCGTTCGTCGCCAGCGGTTTGCCAGTACCGGCGCTGGTCAACAGGAAGGGCACCGAAGCGCTGCGCGATCTGCCAACCGGTGATCTTGGCTGCTTCGGCGATCTGGTGCGCGGTGTTGCCCGCTACAGCCTTGGTGCGGGCATCGCGAAGCGCCGTGGCATGGCGGTCAAGAAGCTCGTCAACCTCATGATAGCTGACGCGAGCCTTGATCCACTTCGTGAGCATCTGGCGCTGTGCAGCGGTGATATACCCGCGCGCCGGTGCCAGCATACGCTCAGCGTCACGATAGGGATCGTTCACATGTCGCAAGAGCACTTCACGGACAGCGTGGAGGGATTTCGCCTGCGCACTCGACAGTCCGATAGCTCGCTTGATTTGGCCTGCGCGGCTCATTGCATTGCTGTTGCTCAAAAGCATGCGTTCTGCGGTCTCACGCAGCGCGGTAGTGCTCTCGTGAAGGTAGGTGGCGCGGAAGGAACGAATTGCGTTCTCTCGGGCTGTCACCGCGTCTGCATCATTTGGGTTGGCGACGTGGCGAGCCTGAGCTGCGGCCAGGGCAACCACAGCGGCGAAGAACGACGCTAGACCGGCAAGCATAGCGGACGCGCCAAGGGCAGCTCCGAGAGGCCCTAGGTCGGGTTCGTCGGTGTCGAGTGCCATCGCGAGCTGGCTTCGCTCGTGGTCGTCTACACCATCGGCATCGGCGTTTAGAAGAATGGCAATTACAAGAGTTTCGTCAAAGCTTTTCAGAGCCGCGTCGATTGCCGCCTCTATGCCTTCCTCTAGGCTTGCTTCCTGTTGGCTGGTGAGCTGGTCCATGGGATCAATCACAGCGTCACCTCCGCAACGTTTGCAGAAGACACGCGGAGGTGCGGCTCGATCAGCCTGCGGACGTGCTTCGGCAGTTCATCTGCGACGGTGGGGAAGTACATCGTCATGGCGTCGCCAAGCTGGCGCATCTGGACGGGCGCTCCGGCATGCTGGCCGGCGGAAAGAAGATGGATCGCCAGTTCCACGCAGGCAGTGGCAATCTCGCGAGGAATGGGGGCATCCAGCGGATAACCATGGGGGCAACGGTCGGGCACACGCGGCCATGCAAGCGGCTGCGTCGGAGCGAGCGGGCGGCCCTTCCAACGCATACGGTCAAGTATGGCAGTGGCTGTCCGCAACGCACGTGCGCGCTCTGCAAGATCGACGGCATTCCACGCGCCGGAGAAGATGCGACTTGCCGCAAGGTCCTGTGCGTCATCGAAGCCGACGTATGTCTCTACGCCTACGATAACGTCACAAGTGATCAGGTCGGCCTCTTCGGGCGTGGTGTCAGGTGCTGTGGTCTCGGTCACGACAGATATGCCTTGGTAAGCACGCCACCGGGGTACCGGCGGCGCTCGAGCCGCGCGACGCTCAACACGTCGCCAGCAGGCATTTCGAGCTTGTCGCCGATCACCAGTGCGTGAGGATGATTGATTAGCCACACAGTTGCAGTGGCGTCGGGCAAGAGTTCGCGTGAAGCGGCCCCCAGAATCTTGCCTGGGGTCTCAACAACGCGAGCATGGTGTGCGGTCCTCCGACTGTATAAAACCCGTGCATGAACGTCGCGCACTGGCTCGTGGAGCTGGTGCACTGTGTCGGTCATCAGGGGCAGTAGTTCGGAAAGCATGTAGCACCTTGTAATGAGGTGCCAGCCGCGCGCCGGAGATTGGCGCCGCTGGCAGTCGAGGTTTTCTATGCGCGGGCACTCACGACTAATCCCGCGCCGGAGCTTGGCGGCTCCGGCCAATCCCACTCCGATGTGCGCGGCGGGCAACCTTTCCAGCACATCGGATTACGTGGGAGCTTCAATCGCCCGCCGGGGTGTTGCTCAGACTGCCTTGACGCCCTTCAGGCGGGCGGCGGCACGCGGGTGCTTCAGAACGATACCGGAGTACCACTCCATGCGGGTGCGCAGCGCCGGCTTGTCATCCACCTCGCCCAGGTCGCGAGCCTCAAGCGGCTTGGTTTGTATGCCGTGGAACGTGTCAGCGCCGAACCGGACAGCGTAGATGCTGGTGGTGGCGTTCGCCGTTCCCTGCGTTTCATCGAAGCCGAGGATTTCAGCGCCGGTCTCGTCTTCCTCGACAAGGCCGAAGGGAACGCCGGCATAGCCTTCAAGCTCGCGGCCAAGCTGATCGGTGGTGATGGTGAGCGCGTTGACACTACGGGCCATTGCACGGACAGTTCGCCGCATCGTCTTGTTCATCAGCAGCAGCGAGGGCGTGCCCCGCACGGCGTCGACCAGCTCGTCCAGCATCTTGAACTCAAGGGTGCCGCCATTGGCACCAGCACTGAGCACCTGATTGCCGGCGAGGCGGCGGTTCAGCCCGTCGAACTCCTTGGGGTTTTTCGACGTGTCGCCGTCGAAGAAGGTGCGCAGCCACGTCAGCGTAGCAGCTTTTGCCTTCAGCCCATCGTGCACGGCGCGCGTGTCATTGCCGCCGGTCTGCATTGCGATTTGTGCCACGTCATAGTCGCTATCGCCGCCTAGGATCGTAAGGCTTTCAACCATGGGATTGATAACGCCGGTGCTTTCCACGTAGCCTTCGTTGAAGCCACGGAAGGCCACGCCAGGCAGGCTTTCTTCAATGTTGTAGCGGAAGGCAGAGCCTGCCGTGTTGATGAACGGCAGTGCAGCGAGAACAGGGTTCTCGGTCGCGAAGATTTCGACCACGCCGGAAGTGAGCGGGTCGGGATTGAGCTTAGACCATTCGGTAATCGTGAGCACTTACAGGTATCCTCTCTTGTGTTTTTACTTGCGGTATCCAGCGGCCATGCGGGCGTAGGTCGGCAAGGACGCAGGATCGTTGTTGAGCGGGGTGATCGCCGGCTTCTGCGTGTCGGTGGTGGGAACCGCCGGCTTGTCGAACACGCCGGTAGCTTTTGCCGTAGTGAACCAGGCAAGCTGGTCGGCGGGCGACAGGCTCGCGGGGATAAGGCCGCGAAGGTTCTCAGGCACTGCCGCGAGAACAGTGGCGGCAGTCTCCGCGACTTGTGCCTTCAGGGCCTCAAGTTCGGCGGTGGCGTCGGGGGAGGGGGTCTCGTTTTCCATTTCAGTTCCTAAAGGGGGAGAGCCAGGGCGGCGGACTCGTCGCGTCGGCGTTGAAGTTCGCGCACAGCCGCTTCTCGGTCGGGGAAGCCGTCTGGATTGAGCGCCATGAGGGCGTCGGCGGGAGACCAGAGACCAAGCTCAATCTTCGCTCGGGTGTTCTCTAGCTGTTCGGACTCGGTGAGCTGGTCTTGAAGCTCAGCAAAATCGACAGAGACGCTTGCACCCTCCGGGATGGTGCCAGGCGTGTGCACGTTCACAACGGCTTTCAGAACTTCGAAGAGCCGCGCCTCGGCCACTCGCCACATCGCAATGTCGTCTAGTCGCTCTTCCTTCAGGTCGATGCGGCCCGCGTGCTTGGCGCTACCGGACTCCGCTACCTTCGATAGGTCGAACACATCGGAGCCGACGCCATGGGTAGCTGCGGTCTGGCGCAACACGAACTCGATAGCCGACAGAATTGACGCGATGGGAGAGTTGGGGCTGGCGAAACCGAACTGCCCACCCTGAGGGAGGGTGATTGCGCGATCTGGGCCGAACTGAAGCACCTCGTTAGCGCTGATGCCGGTAGCCCAGGCTTGGCCGTGTGCCTGCGTTTCTACCGAGCGCCACAAGTTCGCCAGGGCGACGTTCACGGCGTCCTGAGCTTCAATTAGGTCGTCACCGCCGGGGAGGAAGAACTGGTCATCTGGCAGGCGGTCGAACAGCGGCACGAACGGCAGCACGCCGTAGGGGTTCGCGTTTCCGGGGTTCCCATCGAGCCGGCGAGGTGCGCCGCGATAGTTCAGGTGATGAAAGCTCCCGGCGGTCCAATCCGAATAGGTAACGTCTTCCGCGCGAGTGGCGTTATGCGTGATGATCACGCGGTCTGGGCGCTCGGGATCGCTATAGATCACGTCCAGCACGTTCGGTGTCAGAACGTTCAGCGTCGGCGTGCCCGTCGCCTCGCTGAAGCCCACTTGCAACATGCCCGCCTTGCACAGCTTTGTGTAGCGGCTCGCCTTCTTGAGCACGGCGTCGACGTTGGCGGCACGGTACAGCGCATCCATCGCGGCCTGGTCCACTCCGACGAACGCGCGGCGAGGCTGGATGCGATAGGTATTCGCGCGACGATTGATGATCGAACGAACTACGTTGATCGAAAACAGGCGGAAGTCTTCTGGTCGCGACCACCGGCGCGCGATCAGCCTAAGCGTTTCCTGCGACTGTTCGTCAAAGTAGTAGCGAAGACGACGCGAACATTCGTCCTTGCGAACGCGAGAAGACGATGCTATCCGCATAACATCACTGGTGACAAATAGCAACGTTCTTGGCTCCAAAAGAAGAAAGTGGTAGTAGTATAAGCTACTTATCGTTCTGAGTCACGAGAAATCAGCGTGGTATCGTGTGTGATCCGACATTTTTGAGTTTTGTCAGCACGAACGTTTCAAAACCGTCCGGCTGAACTGTCTTCCGCTGGCGGTATGCTTCGAACAGCTTTGATGCTTCACGCATGGATCGGCACTCGCGGGCGCAAAGCGGCACGTGTGCACCGCCGTTAAGGACGCAGTGAGCGACATCAGCTCCCCGGCCATGGCAGTGAATGCCCTCAAGCTCATATGGGTTGAGTGTGACGTGCCGGAGTGAATGCACCGCCCACGCAAGCGCGTGGACGTAATCGTCATGAGCGCCACGCGGGTGCGTGAACTTTGGTACGGAGGCTTCTCCGTCCGTGGCTCTGCCATCGGCATGAACCTCAAACACGGCCAGCTCAGCGAGAAGATCAGCGAACGCCGGATGGATGTGGAGGCGCTGTTCAGCGGCTGCTTGGTACAGCCCCATCATCGCCTGGTACTTCACCTTGCGGTTCGGGTGCACAACTTCGACACCGGAGCTGAAGGGCTGTGTAGCGGCCCAATCAGCAACGTCTTGAGCCCCATAGGACTCGAGAGTGGCGCGGCTCATGCTGAAGCCCCGGTGGTAGCTCTCTAGTCGGCTTTTGATCCCTCCGAGCCGCCCGAGGAACACGCTGTCAGCGTCGATAACGAAGATGTGCTCTTCATCGTCCAGCACCACCTTGAGCACACACGCGGTCACAGTGCGATCACCGTGCTTGGAACCACCGAAAGCTCGGTCGAGACCAGCGCCCACGATGAAGGCAGCGCCGTTGGTGAGTGCCTTTAGGTCGAGCGGGTACTCGTGGGTGCAAGCGGCGAGCACATCGGCGGGGAACAGCGTGCTTGCTGCGTCCGTCCACTTGTTGAGGTGATAAAGGGCGAACTCACCCGGCAACATTTGCCTAGCGAGGGACCGGAGCTTGGCTTCGCTGATCCAGGGCGGCGCGTGCCGGCAGGCGTCATCTAGGTTCGCATATTCGATGTGCGAGAATGCAATCGAGCGATCAGGGTCCGTGGGGTGGTTCGCGGCCTGGTACAGCTCATAGAGCTTGTTGCTCTTAGGACTGACAGTGCTGTCGATCAGCATCAGTGATCCGGCAGTGTCCAGGAGCGAACCGGCCAAGGCCGTGAACACTTCATCGCCCTTCGGCGCAGCGTGCAGCTCCGAAACTTGGGCGCAGCTGAGCTTCTTCCCCCAAAGCGCGGCAGGATTGGCGCTGAAGGCCTGGATAGTCGATCCAGCGGAAGGAAACTCCACCCGGTCACCAAGAACGTTGATCGTGCCGGCTGTGACAAGCCGCTTGAGGAATGGTGTCTGTTCGAACGCTTCACGGATCGACCGAAAGGCGGTGTCGACCACCTGGCGCTCCGAGTTGGCGACAACTGCGACCTGTTCAGTTTGGCGCGTGAGGAACCGCCAAACGATGATCATAGCAGAGGTAACGGACTTCCCATGCCGGCGCGGCCAGCAAAACGCTGCAATGGAGACATCCTTGCCGTCGAGTGCCTTAGCGATCTCCAGGCGCTCACGTGGGCCGGGCTGGAACGGAGTAAATCCGCCGGTGCTGGATCGAACGCGAGGGCCAACGTCCTCCAGGAACTTGAAGAACCCGGCAGAGCCATTGCGCCAGGCAGCGATAGATGCGGCAAGGCCAGAGGTGGGCGTTGAACTAGACACGGACAGAACCAGGACGGGGGTGGGGAGCCGCTAAGCGGGATCAGCCAATGACTCTCGGCTTCGAGAGGCCCATCCTGTGGGCGTGGTCCGCAAGCGGCCCGGGTCCTTGTTCCGCACTCCGGGAGTGCGGTGCCTTCCTCGGCAGGAAGGGCTCGCCTGTTGAAGCTATGCGTGAGCCTCCGGTGATTATACTGGGCGGGGCCAGTGTCCGCAGAACTCCGCGGAGGCGAGGGTTGACGAAGCCACCATGGCTGACCTGACGATAGTACCGGAAATCGGAACGAAAAGCAAACGAGGTTGACGCAAGGTACACCCCGAGATCAGTCGCTTCGCTGAACTCCGGGGGTGTCTTCAATCTGGTTAGGTCAATACTACTGACCTTTTGACAAGATAGGTGCTGCGGAACGCAGCGCCCTATTCTCTCTTCGAAGAAGAGAGAATTAGTGAATCATAGAAATCATGAATCTTATATAAGAATCATATATATATATTAGTTATATACCGCACGCGCACGTGAGCACACACCGGCGTGCATACACACGCGTGCGCTACGCACACGCGCGCTAGGGGGTCACGCTGGACAGCGAACTCCCGGAGATCGGAACCTGCGGCCGGATGACATGGCGTCCATTGTCGGTGAGCGTGAGGGCTGGAACCATGCGCCCCGGCGTTTACGTAAACCTGTCCCCACGTGCGGCGCTGTGTATAAAACGGGCAACAGTGTTGCTCAAGTGCCTCTATTTCGCCCTTGGCGGCACCCTACAGCCGTTTACAGGCACCGAGCGGCACCTGACAGCGCAAACCCTCAAATCGGGCTGTAGGGTGCCTTCCGGGCGCTTTTCTCAAAATCAACCATCAACTAGCTCAGGTGGCTGAAATCCACCCCGTCGAAGCGCACCTGTTCAATCACAGGCGCGAGGAACTTGACCGTGCCCTGTCGAACCGCGCCGTACCCAGCTGTGGTGCTCTTCTGGTCATGCCCCAAGGCAACGGCGATCTGGTCATCGACAAGCCCAACCTCGTTCCGCAGACGGTCTGCCAACTCGTGGCGGAAGCTGTGCGCGCCAAAGCCATCGCGACCCTTCTTGACCTTGATCCGAGTGAGATAGTCGCGGAAAAACTCGGACGGTACAGCGCCGATTTGATCCCGTTCGCTCGCTACAAGGCCAGGGAATAAGCGGCTGTCACCATCCACAGCCGCACGCTTCCGCTGCCGCTCCACGAAATCGGGGAAACCGATCTCTACCAGCTTCCCATGAGCAACAGTCGCTCGTGACTCACCAGCCTTCGTCGTTTGTCCCTTCTCCGGCAGGTGATGAATGTCGATCACCCACAATCCCGGCGCGTGCTCATTTACGTCTCCAACGCGAAGCTGTGCAGCCTCGCCAATCCTCATGCCAGTGAAGAGGCAAAGCAGCGGCGTCCAATAACGCCAGTCGTCGGCGCGAGAATTGCCCGGTAGGTGTTCCTTGCCGTCGCCACGAAATCCGGTGAACAGCGGAGAGTTCAAGATGATGTTTAGGCGCTCCGTTGTGAATGGAGGACGCTTCCTCTTTTTAACCTTATCGAAGAACAATCCGGTGCAAGGGTTCACAACATCCCAGCGTTCGCGAATGAGCCACGTATACAGCGGAGATATTGTTGAGAGGTGCTTGTTGATCGTAGCGAGCGATAGCGACTCGAACTCCATACCACGAGCCTTAGCTGCCGCCTCGCGCATGCTGAGCCCTCGAAAATCACGACGCTCCGTCCACTTCGAAGGGAGCTGTCGTAGGGTGTCGCGATAGCTGCGAACGTCCGCCGCAGTGACAGACTTGGGGTGCCTGTCACGTCCGACGAATGCGGAGAACTGTTCGATGATCTTACGATCCTGGATCAGCGTGTCTGAGCGCTTGCGTCCCTCAGCGCTACGTTGGTCTGCATACAGATCGAACAGCTCAAGCAACGTTTCGCCCGGTCCAGCCTTTTCCGCCTCGCGTGCAAGCTGTGCCTTCACCAGGGCCGACTTAGGCTCTGCGTCCAGATCGCCGGCGAGCCGACAACTTTCAACTGCAATGGCATCCTTCGAAGCAATCGCCAGTCGTTGCAGCAGGGCAGGGGCAAGGGTCTCGTCATCCTCAACCGGCAGGCGCTCACGAGCCGCGATCTTGAGAACGGTAGCCTCAATTTCGGAAAGGTCTCCTGTCGCAAGCTGGCGCGCTCGCTTCCGAAGCGATGCGCCGTTCTTCTCGACGAACTGCTGCCACATTTCGTCCGAGGCGCCGGCCTGGGCCTGTCGCGCCTTCTCAAGCTTCTCCAAGAGCATCTGATAGCCCCATTTGAAGGCAATCACATCCAGGTCGACGGTATCGTTCGAAGCCTGGGGGGCAGGGCTGCTCCCGCCCGCTTTAGCCCGCCACTCGCCAATCAGGTCGGCCCGCCATTTGCCGGCGAGAAGCACCGCCTCCTGCCGATCCGTTGTGTTCAGTGAGAATTGAACGCGCGCCCTTCCGGCGTGCTCCCGGTAGTCTTTGGGAACCGACATGCTGAACCAAAAGAAACGGCTTCCAGGGCGATCCCAGACATAGCGGTCATTCTTTGCACGAGAAGCTTTCAT